TGCATGTATGTTTGCATACCTTTTTGAATATTTTGCGTCTTGGTGGCACTACCGGCAATACTATAGGACTTTAGCTTACCCTCATTGATCTGTTCCATAACACGTTTAGCAATGCGAGTATCGTCCCTAAGTTCTGTAATAAAGAACAACCCGTCAGGGTCAACACCGGATTTGTAAATGTTCCCTGACTTAGAGATGTAAGCAGGTAACGCCCACCCAACCTGTACATCGGAATGTAGTACCATAGCATTCCTAGTACGGAAGTTTTTCATGTATAAGTCAAAAGCTTTCTCTAACGCCTTTGTCGTAATCAGGTGACCTTCTCGATCTACCATTTCTACTGAAGCAGGTCCACCTACAACCATCGGCTCAAAACCATCATCGAAATAACCGTTCTTCCTAGCAGCTTCTTTATATACATTATTATCTGGGTAAGCCCTAGTCAACGTCATTAGTTCCGCAGCGGAATTGATCCCCGCCTTAAACAATCGCTTGTATTCTTCGAGAGCTTTAGAGATGTCCGATACATCTAACGGGCGTTTGGAAGCCTTTTCTAAAGACAGGATTTCCGAATCTTCAGAAACAAATTGGTACATATTTTTATTTGCGTCTAATGCCAGAGTCATAATATTCCTTATCTAGTATTCCAATTGATTCCAGTTAGCGTTCCTATAATAACAACTAAATGAATTAGTAGAAACCCTACCGCAATCAAGCCAGTTTTCACTCCATAAATTTTACTTCGCCACTCTTTCATCTCCGTAACATCCTGTTGTAAGGACTTGTGACTAGAGACTAAAGACTTATTCAAAGCCTCCTGTGTTTCGATATAACGATCTAAACGTTCTGCATAAACCGCTAGCTTCACATCCGTAGACTCCGAAGTTGCCATATTCTATTATCCTTGATGGATTCCCCAGATAACTCCATGAGCAGCCGGGGTATTTTGTGCCGCAATAACTGTTACCTTTTCTCTAAAATCTATAGGCCAATTTGTTTCAAATGATTGACCACCTAATACCGGAATTCCAGTAGTAGAAGAAGCGTCACAATCCAAGCCGACATAAATTATGTCAGCAGCAGTACTCGATTCATTCACTAGTTTGAACCCACGTATTACTGAGATACCTGCTCGTCTGCGAGACATTGACAAATTCGCCGTGCCTTCCCATTCGTAATTCAAGCCTTGAGCACCATCAACGTAAGCTGGAATTATACTGTCCCCAATTCGATTCTCAATGTGAATCTTATCCACATAGAAGTTTATGTTATGTTGAGTCTTTGAGCGAACATATACACGATAGGTTGTTGCGTCACTAGTTATAGGAATGTGGTACTTTACAGTAAGGTCTTGGAAAGCCGTACTTAAACTTACACTGTCTCCAGCTATCAAGTCTGTTCCACTAGAATCTGCAATTACAATTTCTGCGTCCCCACTTGCAGAAGCACCTCTTACCGTGCAACGAGCAACCAGCCAAGATTCACCATCATGTGGGTGTCCCGCTAGGGTAGGAGTTGTCCAGTAAAATCCTTCTCCCGCCGCAGAGTTGGCAGGGTTGACTAATAGAGAGTTAGACCCATGATCTGCTTGACCAGAATCCTGAGATATCGCTGACCCTTCAGCAGTAAACTCCGAAATGGTAGAACTTTCAATAGAAGGGTTTGCCACCATGTTGACCGCAGGAACTCCTCGATCTACTGTTAGTAGTGTAGTGACAGCATTGTTAGCTACGGTGGCATCTCTGAAAGGGAAGTATTTCGTAAACGCATGGACACTAGTACGGGTACTGGGATCAGACTCCCACCCAACCCAATCAATGTTACGTGAATTTGCCATTATAAGTTATCCCCCTAATCGAGTGCCGTATCAATTATATCTTTTTCATCGGTAACAGTAAACCCATTATCCGTTAGTTCTATACGATCTAAGTCTACATCCCCACTTTTGATCGAGTGGATAAGACTAATTAACATATTCTTCTGCTTCTCTAATTCCTGTATCTTCATTACCTGTTGACCGATAACTTCATGTTCACTCATAATTTTCCTCTGTTCTACAACTTTAGGTCTTGGAGTCCCTTTGGGCGGCTCCACACCTTCAAACTTTACTCGTGTTTCATCTAGCGACAAGCCTTGAATGATAGCGGTTTGACGCATAAATAAATGTTGAGGCATATCATCCTCACCATTCCAAACCCAAGGCTCAGTCTCAAACAACCCAGTGTTATCATTGAAGAACCCCGGTATGTCTTGCACCAAGTCCTCGTTACCTTCGAGCATCCTATCCTCTAGACAACACACCCGAACCCTGCGAGTTCTAGCAAGATACGGGTTAGACCACTCCCCTATTCTTTGAAACGTGCAATCACAGAGGTCATCACCATGAGTCCATATAAACTCTGGCATCTCT